GAACAAATTCAAGGTATTCCTTGGAAGAAATTTTGATAGAGAATAGTTCTTACACCAATATGATACAATTAAAAATGAGACTCATTAAAGAGTATGATTGGAAATATGAATGTTCTGGATGTAATAAATCAACATATTCAAATAATTGGGTATCTGATGTTCCTATTCCTTTGGAAATAGACCATATCAATGGTGTTCATTCTGACAATAGAATTGAAAATATTAGATTTCTCTGTCCAAACTGTCATTCGTTTACAGAAAACTATAAAGGAAAAAACATGCAGATAGCAATTCAAAATAAGAATGCTGACATAAAGGTCAACAAAAAGGCCACCACAAATGTAAAGAAAATTGTATCTAGTGTTTTGGATGACATTATCAAACAAATAGAAAAACCTACAAATAAAATTAAAAAATGTGTAGACTGTAATATCGATGTCTCCAAAAGAGCTACAAGATGTGGAGATTGTAATTATAAATTGAGATTCAACAATTTAGGGAAAAAAATAGATGAACGTCCTTCACTTGAAACATTGAATAGAGATATTGCTGAACTGAAAAGCTTTTCAGCAGTAGGACGCAAACATAATGTATGTGATAATACCATCAGAAAATGGATCAAAAATTATAACAAATATGCTTGAACAAAAATTACGTATTTGACATCATTGTACAAATCGTCATAATAATTTTATATTAGTAAATAAATGAAATCTAATATATATGATTTTTTCGATGACATAGTCTGCATAAATCTTGACATTTCCACAGAACGTAAGAAACATGCAGAACATATATTTAATGAACTCAATATCCCTGCTCGCTTTTTCACGGCAAAAAAACACCCCAATGGTGGTATGTACGGGTGTTTCCATTCACATATTGAAATTTTGAAAGAAGCTTATGCTAAGGGACTCAATAATATATTAGTGTTTGAAGATGACTTCCTTACAACTGCTTCGTATTCGGAAGAGAAGATCTTAAGTGGCATAGAGTTCATGAAGAATAATGAATGGGATATCTTTTATTTCGGATATTCTGTATTAAGAGACAATTTCCATGGTTTATCAACCATTATGAGTGGTAAATATTCTACACCAGATGTTGTACAATTTAGTCCATTTTGTACACACGCACTTTGCTATAATAGAGAATCAATGAGGGTAATTTTAGAAACATACGAAGATCATATAGGCATTCTTCATTACGATATGTACTTATCTTCTTACACGAATTTTAAAACGTTTTGTATTCTACCAATGGTTTTTGATCAAAACTTCTATTTTGAACACAATAATGAATCAGATGATTGTATAGAATTTTTAGTAAGGACTGCTTTCCCACTGATAGCATTTACAAAAATAAATTATAGAATGTCTGTTCTTAGATATTGGACTAACATCTTTTATTATCACCATAAACAATATTGGCATATATTTTTTCTCTGCATTATTCTATATTTTATCAAAAATAGTTTAATAGCAAATAATAAGCGTTTGTTGAAAAAAAATAATGTAAATATAAAGTAGTATCAATAATATTCAATGGAAAACGAAGGTATTGATATCGCGTCAGTAGAATTATCGGGTGATAACATTAAAGTAATATACGTTAACGATGCCACTGAAATACTGGCTAATAACAGAGACACATACAAGGCGTTTCATGATAAATGGCTTGTTAGCAACCCGCCCTTTATTTCAGATAAGTTTAAAGTTCAGATGAGAGACATTACCCTGGCCACCATAAATAACAATGCCTCGTGTATCGCTTCACTCTCCAATTATTTTAAATCACCCAATGAAGCAACTGTTAAATCATTTCTTACGTATATGAGAAAAAGAGAATCTACTCTTCCTCCTCAAAAGGCCCAATGGACGGTCCTTTAAGTAATATTTTGTAAATATTTAAAAAAATATCACTTGTCCTTCATATCATATTCAAGGGGTTTAATGATTTTTTATACAAGAGTACATATTGAACAACATATATATTTTTGTAAAATTATTTTGTTTTATAATATTTTTAATTGATATGTACTCTATTCTCTATAATATAAGGGTAACGTGATGTAAATATTTTATCACCTATTTGTAAACATATGATAAAACAATTTTTAAGATTATCATTTGTCGCATTATTGCCAATAAATTGTATTCATTTAAACGTAGGATCTACTGGACTTCTTTTTCCATATACTCTAGGTGCTCTTGCTTATATTAAAACTAATATAAATCCACCTAATTGTCATCTTACTGGAACATCAGGTGGAACATGGTGTTCCATTTTATACCACTTTGAAAATAAAATAGATGATCATGAATTTTTGTGGAAGACTCTGATAGGCGATAAATCACATGTCATACGTTTATTTGATAGAATTAGCATGGAAACTCACCAGAAACAAGTAGCGTCTAACATATATGAAAAATATAAACATAAAAACATAGCTAATATACCTTTATCAGTTATTGTAACAAAATTTTCAAATGGACTACTTGAAAATACAAAAATAGATAAATTCACAGATTTAGAAGAAATCATTGAATATAGTCTTTGTAGTTCATATATTCCATATATTTCTGGAAAAAATGGTTTTATAGAATATAACGGAGTCAAATATATGGATGGCGCTATCACTATCAATAAAAATTTACTAGGTCACGAAATACACATTAATAAATCTTCTTGGAATAGAAAGTTTAAATTTCAAGATAGATTCGTATTGAACTTTGAATCGTCAAAAAAATTATACGATGATGGATGGAATGATGCTAAAATGAATTTAAAATATTTGAAGAGATCGTGCGAAGATCTCTAGGCATGTATTGCCACAATTCAGACCACATACTTGACATGCTTCGCGTGCTTCGCGTGCTTCGCGTGCCATTGTAGAACATTCAATACATATGTTAGCATTTTCATGATATATCAGACAGTTGCTCTGAATACAACAATTATCACAGATCATTTTTATATATCTTCTATAATCTATCACAATATCATTTTTTAACAATACAGAATAAGAAAAAAATGATAATAAGAATTATAATAGATATATCTATATTGCAAGGCTAATTTGCATACAATGCTAGAATTTAATGCCGATAAACCTATTATTCTTGTTGATTGTAGCTATTACGTATTTTATCGATATTTTGCCACAATCAGATGGTTTATCTTCCAAAAAAAAGAATTCAATATGGAAGACATCATTGAAAATGACATATATATTTCTAGCTTCATTAAACACATGGATTCTGATCTTAAAAAAATCTGTAAGAAATGGAAGACTGATGTAAAAAATATTGTATTCTGTTCTGATTGTCAGAGATGTAATATTTGGCGCAATGACTTGTATAAAGAATATAAAGGTACGAGAGTTCAAAATGCCAATTTCAATAGTAAAATATTTAACGTCGTGTCGGATTATATTAAAGAAAAAGAACTCAAAAAAATCGCATGTGACAGGCTTGAAGCCGATGATGTAATATATCTGATGCAAAATAAATTGAAGAAAATTACTAATAATGATATTGTAATAATCTCAAATGATAATGATTATCTACAACTTGCTGATGAAAGGACTACAATTATGAATATGCAATTTAAAGATATTACTCTGAGGGGACAAAGAAACGCCAAAACAGATCTATATTATAAAGCAATTTATGGTGACAAAAGTGATAATATATTGAAAATCGCTCAATTTATTACTAAAGATAAAGCTATTGAAATCTCGCATATGGGATGGGATGATATGAAAAGTTGGTTGAACGATAACGATCTTCATGATAAATTTAAATTTAATATGAGTTTAATTTCATTTGATAACATTCCAAAGATATACTGTGATCAATTCTATGCCGAAAACCATATCATTGTTAATTAATTACATCTTTAGAAGATTTTCTGAAAGCTTTCAGATGTCTTTTTTTTAATGATTCTATTGGAGATTTATTAACAATAGAATTTATATCATTATATGACCGGTTAATGTTACAAAATTGAGGGGTATCTTTGTGATATATTTCACTTAGAGAATATCTACGATTCCGTTTAATCTGTAAACGATTAAGAACTGGCTTCTCTAAAGGAGGTTGTGGAGATAGTGAATGCGACTGATCGTGTGTATTAGTCACATATGATTTTCGTGAATACAATATTTTATTTATATCATCTTGCTCTTCACAAAATACAGAATGAATTGGTGATAATCCAAATATATGCTTTTGTTTTTTTTCTACAACGTGTTCACCGCTATAACTACTTGTGGATGAAGTACGGTCAAACATACTTGTAATAATTTTTCCACTTGTATAACTAGATATATCACTAGTAGTAGATATAGAAGAAGGAGACTTTGGTTCTTTTCTCGACTTTTTCACATCAAGTGATGCGAATTTCTTGTAATAGGTTGTAATTATAGAAGCCTCCCTCTTGTTTTCTAACAATAATAATGGTAAATTAAAATTATGGTATTTTTTAAAAGTACTTCTTCTGATATAAGGGGGGATATGAAAAGTCATATTCTCACAAAGAAAGTTATAATCGTTTATTATCTTTAAAATATCAATCTTTGTTAATGTTGTTTTATTCTTTGCTAAATCTACTTCAATATTGTTATTTATCTTCATAAAACTAGACGCGTGAGAATTGAAAAAGAACTCCTTTTCAGCTATTTTATATACATTTAATATCGCTATAGATAATGCTATCAAAAGATTAAATCCTATACTGAAAGATCTTATAATATCTTGCTTTTCAATGTTGTTTATACTCTTGAAATCAGATGAGCTTAAAATTGATAAAGCAGTAGTACATATTATTATTGGTATATTAATCACATTCTTGATAGTAGAATAAAACAATGAGGATTTATAACACATAACATACATTACATATGAGTAATCTTTGTAAGTTTCTATAGATTTTGTACATGACTCATTCATAATATACAAAAAACAATAGAGTTATTTTAATAGAACCCTACAATACAAAATTAAAAAAATGATTCAGATTCTAAGAATAATCACTACACCATTGAAATGGAATGTACCAAGTGTCATAAGATTCTTGACATAAATAAATTCTCATACAGAAACAGTATTAGTAAAATATATTACCTACATTGTGATAGATGTAGAGAAAAGACCGCTAATCAAGCTAACAAAAAAGAGTTAGAAAAACAACAATATGAAAATGTAAAGCTCACCAATATTATTGAATGTCAGTGTGGGGTAAAATATGTGTCATTTAGAACATTCCATACCATTCGTCACCAGAATTCCAAATATCACATCAATTTTGTACAAAAGCATAATTCTATAAGAGCATGAAATAAAAAATGATTCAATGTTTTTTATATATATCATCATCATATAATGAATTGTTCTAATGAATTGGTTATAGAAGACTTAGAAGACATCATAAAACCACACAAACAAGATAACTTTTCACCAGAACAATGGAATATCATTCTTGACGAATTACAGAAACAACACACTTTCATTACATCACAAAAATCCCTAAACAAATTCAGGCTACATCTACAAACAACTCATAAAATGATCATTTCTAATAGTCACCTAATTAAGGCTTACAACAAACTAGGATATGATGATCCTAGTCTTAAATATGTCCTTACCAAAAAGAAAAATAAATCAAATTCTGGTGTTATAGTAGTTACAGTTCTGACCGCCGCCCATCCTACTTATATAGATGAAGAAGGTGTTGAACAAACCACAAAATTCTCATGTGCATGGGATTGTCATTATTGTCCTAATGAAAAAGCTAGCGAAGCCAATAACTTTATTGATCAACCACGAAGTTATCTATTCCAAGAACCAGCTGTATTAAGAGCAAATGATAATAAATTTGATGCTATCCTTCAATTTAACGCACGCGTCACTACTCTCATAGATATCGGTCATAGTGTTGATAAAATAGAATTGATCATATTAGGAGGCACGTGGTGTAGTTACCCTGAATTATATCAAGAAAAATTCATAAGCGAACTTTATTACGCTGCTAACACTTATTATGACATAGATGATGGTAATAAGAGAAGGATGTTATCATTGGAAGAAGAAATAGAGAGAAATGAGAGTGCCAAATTACATATCATTGGACTAACATTAGAAACAAGACCAGATACCATTACATTAGATGAAATCAAGAAATTCAGGAGATATAA